CAGTACGTGCACTAGATGCTCTATTGGACTATCAAGACTATCCTGTACAGGCAGCGTACCTCTCTACGATGAACCGCCGCCCTCTCGGTGTAGGTATCATTAATCTAGCCTACTGGATGGCTAAGAATGATATGAGCTATACTAAGCCTAATCTAGATATGATCGATGAGTATGCAGAAGCATGGTCCTACTACTTGATCAAGGCCTCTATCGATCTAGCTAAAGAGAAGGGTTCGATCACTAAGAGCAATGAGACCAAGTACGGTCATGGTGTAATGCCGATCGATACATATAAGAAGGAAGTCGATGAGCTCACGTCACGTGCACCTACTCAAGACTGGGATACACTACGTACAGAGGCTAAAGAGTTCGGTATCCGTAACTCTACATTGATGGCTCTAATGCCTGCTGAGACGTCTGCTCAAGTCTCTAACTCTACTAACGGTATCGAACCTCCTCGTGCTCTGGTCTCTATCAAAGCTTCTAAGGACGGTGTACTGAAGCAGGTCGTTCCTGAAGTAAAGAAGCTAAAGAATAAATATGAACTCCTATGGGATCAAAAGAGTCCTGAAGGATATATCACTATCATGGCCGTCCTACAAAAGTGGATCGACCAATCTATCTCTACGAATACCTCTTATAATCCTAAGTTCTATCCTGAAGAGAAGATACCACTATCTGAGATGCTGAAGCATATCTTGATGTGCTATAAGTATGGTATCAAGACACTATACTATAATAACACACTAGACGGTGCTGGTGAGTTTAAGTTCGAAGAGCCACTAGCTCAAGGTGCAACAGATGAGGAAGATTGTGAGTCATGCAAGATTTAAAGGAGTTGAACGTTGGGGACATTATTTGTATTAACAGTGATAATTGGGATGATGTGGGTGTTAACTTCGAGGTAGTAGATTTCTCAAAGGCGTACACTACTACTGGGATCAATCTAACACTAAAGGCTAAAGGTACTATTGTTGAAAGAACTGTACCGTATCAATGGATAGTCAAGCAAAATGGCGTATAAGAGACGATCTTCTACTGGTGCAGATGGCACTAGACATACTACTACCATCAATTCTAAAGGTGGTACAACAAGAAGTAGTAGCAGTTCTACTGGTAGTGGTAGATATACTACTAGTCAGAATTCTAAAACTGGTAAGACGACTACTACAAGATCTGGTAAGAACGTATGGGGTACATATACTAGATCAGTATCTAAGGGTATAAAATCAAGTAGTGGCAAGCGCACCTCTACACCTAAAGTCAAAAAAACAAAAGAAACACAATATCATCATGTAAACTATACTAATGATGACTTACATGATCTTGCAGTGGGTGCACTTCAACTTGGTGCATTGACGGCTGCTGCTCTTATTGCAATGGTGGTAGGCTTCTGGATCATTGGTACTGTAAACGATATCATCAATAACATATTTTAACTGGAGAATTAATGTCAGTATTCGAAAATACCAAGTTTGATGCTACTGAGCAGAACTGCTTCTTTGGGAAGCCAGTCAACATTGCTCGTTACGACAAACAACGATATCCTGCATTCGATAAACTAACTCAACAACAACTGGGTTTCTTCTGGCGTCCAGAGGAGATCGATGTATCTCGTGACTCAAAAGATTTTAAGGCGTTATCTGACCATGAAAAGCACATCTTCACTAGTAACCTCAAAAGGCAAATATTACTGGATTCTGTTCAAGGCAGAGCTCCTTCGCTTGCCTTCCTTCCTATCTGTTCGCTACCTGAATTGGAGACCTGGATCCAGACTTGGGCGTTTTCTGAAACAATCCACTCTCGGTCATACACTCACATCATTCGCAACGTCTATAGTGATCCGTCGATTGTCTTTGATCAACTATTGGATATTGAGGCAATTGGAGATTGCGCCTCCGATATCAGCAAATACTACGATGAGTTGATCTGGTTTAATCAGCAGATTAAGACGATCAACACGTTACCTTCGTTCACCTATGATCACAAGACAGCTCTATGGCTCTGTCTCAATGCTGTTAATGCTCTGGAAGGAGTAAGGTTCTATGTATCATTTGCATGTTCATGGGCGTTCGCTGAGGTCAAGAAGATGGAGGGCAATGCAAAGATCATCAAACTTATTGCTCGAGACGAGAATGTCCACCTTGCAGGAACACAGCAGCTTCTCAAGATCCTTCCAAAAGAAGACCCCGAGTTTGCAAAGATTGCAGAAGAGACAAAGGCTGAATGCGTCCAGATGTTTCAGTCAGTCATCGACCAAGAAAAGGAGTGGGCGAAGTACCTATTCAAAGACGGTTCGATGATCGGGCTCAATGAACAGCTACTATGTGACTACGTAGAGTGGATCGGTCATAAGCGTATGGCTGCTATCGGTCTAAACGGTAAGTCTGTCGGTACTAATCCACTGCCATGGACACAGAAGTGGATCTCAGGATCAGACGTACAAGTAGCTCCTCAAGAAACAGAAATTACCAGCTACGTAATTGGCGGCATAAATAAAGACGTTGATGAAAACACGTTTGCAGGGTTTACTCTATGATCGAATACCGTTTAACTAGTCTGAGGGACAGAGAAGAAATCTGTTGGAAGATGGCTAAGGTATTCCTTGAGAATTTAGATGCTCATGGCCTCCACGATATGGGAGTTGAGATCCAAGCCCTTCAGCGTGCAATCAACGAATTGTCAACGCTGAAGGGACTCACTGATGAAAAACGATGATTGGATATTCTGCGAGAGCTGTCGCTCCGAATATAAGGTTGTAAGCTCTATCTCTAATGAACTAGCCGTCACGTATTGCCCATTTTGTGGTAATGAGAACGAAGATGAATTAGAGTTTGAATACATCGACGACGAAGAGTGACATGGACCTACTTTGGTCAGCCATTCGAAGATCCTGAAAAGTGGTATGGGTTCGTCTATAGGATAACCCATATTCCTACTGGGAAACACTATCTCGGTAGGAAGTACTTCCACCTGGCAGCCACCAAGATGGTCAAGGGCAAGAAGAAGAAATACCGTAAGGAATCTGATTGGAAGACGTACTATGGGTCCTCAAAGTACCTGCAGGCTGACGTAGCGACCTTTGGTGCTCATGAGTTTAAACGCGAGATCCTCCGCCTATGTAAGAGTCGGACCGAATGCTCGTACTATGAGACTAAGTTCATCTTCGAAGAGGATGCCTTGCTCTCTGATAAAAGTTACAACAAATGGGTTTCTTGTAAGATCACAGAGATGCATATTCGTTCTCTCGCAAAATAGTTGTGTACATTAATTCATCCGTGTGCTATAATGAACTATAGTAGCAATGGAGAGATGATTATGGAATACAAGACCTTTGATTTCCCTACCACGGCTGACGGTATCCACACTGTCGAGCTTAAGTTCTGCGAGTTGATGAATAAGTATCGCAGTAATCCAAATACCCTAGATCCAGCTGAATTAGATTTCATGGACTGGGCTAACAACGTAATCAGTGCACAATAGGATATATCATGCTCATTCAAGCTCCCTTGACGGTAGGCGATACCGTAACTCTAAAACTAACCTCTGGTGAAGAGGTCGTCGGCCGATACGTGGCCAAGGCCGAGGACGGAATTCACGTCCGTAAGCCGGTCACATTCATGATGGGTGCTCAAGGCCTTGGACTAGTGCCATACGCCTTCTCTGCGCCTGAGGATATCACCATGGTATTCCCCATGCATATCATCATATGCTCGTTTAAGACTGACAGCCAAGTCGCTAGTCAATACATCAAGCAATCAACCGGTTTAACCCTCTAGGAGATCGTCATGTTTGTAATAGGATTCATCGTACTATTTGTAAATCTGGCAGCTATGATGTACAACATCAAAAGGGGTGATCGACCGTGGATGGCAGCACTCAGCGCCTTTGCAGCTGGCTTTTTGAGCCATGAACTGCTATTTCAAATATTGAGGTAAGTTAAATGAGACCTGCGATCACAGATCCTACCCTTCGTCGCCGGTTGACGGCCGTAGAGAAGGTCATTGCATCCACTAAGTCTGAATGGGCTCAAGCCTACTGGCGAAAAATATGGTACGAATTGCAAAAATAGTTGTGTACTTTAATTGAGAATGGTTTATTATAATAATATAAGCTGATCACAACAAAGGAAATTGATCATGGCGACCCTCTTGACTCTCTCTGATATTAATGCTGCCACTAGAAGCTACGACGGCAGTGTTTTCTCCGACCTGTTCAAGGATGTCTACGGGTACCGTCCCACTGGCAGTCTTGCCCAGTTTAATTCTATCAATGAGTTTGACGCTGAGTTTGATCGTCTCTCCGTGAAGCTGAGTAAGCTCCTCGATGAAGCGCGTGTCCAGGAGCTTCATAACTTCTCCGAGTTTGT